CGAAGCCAAGCTGAACAGTTCCGGGAGCCGCTTCTCAGAGTTACAAGCTTCGCTCGAACACTCTGCGTACTTGATGCTTTTGGTGAGCGCGCCGGGGCTCGAACCCGGGACCTACTGATTAAAAGCCAGCGCGACGTGGCGGAAACGTTGGATTTCCGCCACGTCGTTGCGACGATTTCAGGCGTCTTGCGGCGAAAGTCGCACGCCCCCTAGCCGTAGTCCATCACCGCATTGAAGGCGGTGTTGCCGACCGAGGCAACCGCGCCCTGCACGACGCGAAAGCCGGTGCCCGGCGGGATGACGATCGGCGTGTAGATCAGGTCGCTCGGCACCATGCTGTCGTTGGTCTCCTCGGGGAAGACGTGCCCTTCGGAAAGAACTGCGCCGGCGGTGGCGCCGCCGGCGGGTGCGGCGCGGGCCGACACGCCTGACGGCAACGCGCCGGCCGGATCGGACAGCGACAAGGCAGGCACGGTCGGATCGGTGCCTTCGGCGACGGCGGCCGTGCCGCCGGTGCCGACCGCCGAGGTGCGGGTCGCGATGAACTTCTCGGACAGCGCGCCGGTGACGGCGACGGAGCCGTCCTTGATCGCCTTCAGGGTGCGCAGGACGAGAGGCACGGTCGAGCCGTTCCACAGGTCGAGCATGACCTTGTTGGCGCCCGCCGCCAGGGCGGGGACATGCAGGACGATCTTGCCCCGGCCGGACGCCTGGCCGGTGATCGGGTCGATTTCGACGGTACCCTTTACGCCTGGGCTGAGTGACGGCATGGCAAAGTCCTCTCGTTGGTCGCGACGATCGCGGAGCCTGCGGAGGATGCCGCCGGTCGCCGGCCGTCAATCTTCAAACCGGCTGGCGGCCGCCCCGGATGAGGCCCTTGATCTCGTCGTTGCCGCGCTGGATCGCGCTGTGGACGGCGTCGAACTGCTTGTCGATCCGGGCGAGGTGCCCGTCGAGATCGTCGCGCCGGACGAACTCGTCGCGCACCCGGTTGATGCGCTCATGGATCGGCTCGGTCGCCGCCTGCACCATCTTGCCGCTGTCGTGCTTCACCGCTGCGATCATGGTGAGGAGCGAGGTGTCGCGCGCCTTGGCGGCGAGGACGATCGGCGTGAGCAAGCCGCCGATGCCGACCAGGAGGCCGCCGACGCCGACGAAGAGGTGCCAGATTTCGACATTCATTTCCGCCGCGCTACGAATTTCGAGCCGAGGTCATAGAGGAAATAGAAGCCGATGACGGCGGTGACGACAGTCCACTGCTTGTCGGTGATGTCGTCCGTCCGGCAGGCGCCGCCGGTCCAGCCGAACACCTGGCAGATGACCTTGTCGACGGCGAAGATCTTGAAGAGGTAGACCGCCGGGCCGACGGCGAGGAGGAAGCGCATGAGCCCGTTGAGGCGGGAGCCGGCCTCCGCCACCTGCACGTCGCGGGCGTTGCGGAGCGCCGCGATGCGCTCGTCGGCGGCGATGCGATCGGCGTCGTTTGCCGCCGACGCCTTGTCGCGGAACGCCGCCGCCAGCTCGCGCGCCACCGGCCCGCCGAGAAGGCCGATGATCGCTCCGAACATCCCCGTCAGGCCTTCGGCGTGAGGTCGCCGCCGCCGACCGTGCGGCTGCGGCGCGCCGCCTCGGTGATGATGCCCCACACGATGAGGACGCCCGGCGCGTAGGCCCCGAGGCCGGCGAGGTGGAGGATCGGGCTGATGTCGGTGACCATCAGCACCGCCCAGAGGGCGCCGACGAACATCTGCAGGCGCGCCCAGAAGAGCGTCTCGCTGTCGGCGAACAGGCCCTTGATGCGCGGCCACAACAGCCAGGCAAGGACCGCCAGGGCGACGAGCACGAAGAGGACAATGATGAGCGTGGTCATGTCGGGATCCTCGTTCCGGTGAAGCGGCCGCGGTTGCGCCACAGCCAAAGGACGGCGAGCACGGCGATGCCGACCGCGGCGGCCGCCAGAAGCCCGTGGAGAAGCAAAGTCCAGTCGAAGGCGGGATCGGGCGCGGCAAGCCCCTCATGCCCCGCCACGACGCTCCCAGCCCCGGCGCCGCCGGTTCCGGCGGCCTTCCGGTCGGTGCGCTTCGCCAGCTCGCGCTCGAGCGTGGCGCGCGTCGCGGGGCCGACCCGGCCGTCGACGACAAGCCCGGTCGCCTTCTGGAAGCTTTCGACGGTCGGATAGCCGAGCCTGTCGATCGCCGCCGCGGCCGATGCCAGCTCGTCGTTGGTCTGCGACAGCGACGGATCGGTGTCGCCATAGTAGCCGTCGGGCCAGCGGCCGCGGAAGATGATGTCGGCCTCCTCGCCGCGCCGGCGGACGAGCCCCTTCAGGATCTTGCCGGCGCCCTTGTTCCACTGCTTGAGCTGCCGCTCGGCCGCGGCAAGCTCGCCGGCGAGGAAGCTCTTCGGCCACGAGGCCTTCCTGATCGCGCCGGTGTTGAAGTCGAACGACGTGCCGCCGGCGATGGCCTGGCCGGGCTCGCCGGCCGGGAACACCTGGCGCACGCGATCCTCGAACTTGCCGAGGTCACGGGCGAGGATCGCCCGCGCCTCGGCCGTGGTGATCGTCATGCCAGCGGTGACCTTCGGCGCGCCGGCGGCCGAGGTGTGGCCGTAGCCGATGGTCAGCACCCCGGCGGGGCAGCGATAGGCCCTCGTGGCGAGGCCTTCGTGGGAGGCGATGAAGTCGATGGCGCGGGCGTCGAGCATGAGGGCGAAGCTACGGCCCGCCCGCCGCCGTCAATCATCCGCCCTACCGGATCGACAGGATGCCCATGCCGACCGGCGGCCGCGCCTGAACCGCGCCCATGTCCATGTAGCCGGTGGACCCGCCGAGAAGCGAACCGGGGAAGCCGCTCAGCCGCGCCGGGCTGCCGGCGCGCAGGCGGAAATCGCCATTGGCTGCGTCCACAAATAGCGGGTCGGTCGTGACTTCGGTGGCGTTGATGGTGAGGCCAGAGACGTTGCCCGCGCCGCCGCCACCGCTCTGGTAGAAGTCGTTGTAGGCGTGCCAGCCGATAGTTTCCGCCGTGCTGGTCGTCCATTCAGCATTATATTCCCCTGCGGCATCACCGTTGTTATAAAAAATGGTGTTGGTTATAAAAAACGGACTGTCGGCATCTGTTACCTCTAGCCCGGAATTTCCATTGGACGCTACAGTGCTATTGGAGACTACGAACGGCCCGCGAGTTGAAAAAGCAGCTGATTGATATATCCCCCTAGCTATATTGGCGCTTACTATGGAATTCAAAATTGTTACAGGACCGCCGTCCGAATTACCTAGGTCAATGCCGTCGCCGCCGTTTTCATGGATGTATGTTCCAATAACGGTTAACCCCTGAGACCCACCAGACGTAGCGCTAATTCCGTCGCCTGACGTAGTCCCTAAGAAAATCTCCGAAGATAGAACTCGGTTAAAGTCGGCGTTGCTGAGAGCTAGCCCGGCCCCTCCACCGTCAGACCACTTAATGTTGACAAAATTATTCGCGGCGCCGCTATTAACGACAGCGCCAGACGCGCCGTCCTGATCGAACTCTAAATTTTCAAACCACCAATATGACGCGCCTCCATCGATAACTTGATTGGTGTTCGTCACTTGCAGAACAGGGCGCACACCTGTCTTGCCGACCACGCGAATGTATCCGGCATTGCTTCCGTTTGTGCGCTTGGTCAGAAAGTCTGCCGCCTTTGACGCCGGCGTGTTGTTGAACCAGAACGTATCCCCCGCTCTCGCTGCCGCTTCCCAATTCGCCGAGTTGTAGATCATCCGGCCGCCGATGCCCCAATCGGAGGAGGTGGCGGTCAGCCCGGTAGGTGTGACCGTGGTGCCAACGCGATCAGCCGCATCGTCCACAGCGTTGATGAAGAAAATCTTCTGGTTAGAGTTGGTCGCAGCGTTGAGAAATATCGCCTGCGAACCATCCGTAGCGAAGCCGGTCAAAGCCGGAGAACCGCCAATCAGGCACCCCGGCGCAGAGGACGGGCCATCGGTAGCGGAGCAGGTGATCGTCGCTGCGGAGCCGGAGACCGTCGCTGAGGCGCTGTCGGTCGTGCCCGAGCAGAGGGTCGTCGAGCCAGTCTGGCATCCGCCTGTGTCGAAATAAATATCAGCGGCGGAAGCGCCAGCCGCAAGGCTGACCAGCAGTCCGAGAGCAAGAATGAGGCGCTTCACTTTTCGACCTCCTCGACCTGAATATCCTTAATCACCTCGGCCTCCTGCCGAGTGACCTCGGTCATCGACTTGCGGCCAGCCCGGTCGGTGATGAAGAACTTGCCGGCCGGATCATCAGCGCTCTGGTTGATCGGGATGAAGACCGCGTCGGCCTTCTCCTTAGCCACGTCCGCTTCGCCTGTCCGGAACGCCTCGACCTTTTCCGGCGGCAACTCCGAAACAAAGTCGCCCTCCTTCAGGAAAAACACGTCGGTCCGCGCCGCGTCCTCGATTGGCCCGGCGTTGGTGTCCGGGGGGAAGATGACATTGCGCGGCGTCGGGTTGCCCTTGACGACGATCCCGCTCGATCCCTCAGCGAAGATCGCCACCGGATGGGTGAGAGGCGGCCACTTGCAGTCGATGAAGGTCACGTCCTTGACGATGCCCGCACTGCCCGGCTCAAGAAACTGCTTCATGTCGCAGTTGACGCGCTCCTCGGCGAGGGCCGGCATGACGAGGACGGCGGCGGCGCTCGCCGCGATGAAAGCGAAGCGCATCGGCCTACCTCGTGTGCTTGATTGCCAGCGTGCAGCGCGTCACCGATGAGGCGCTGTCGACGTTGAAGCGGATGCTGTCGCCGGCCGTCACCGATGTGGTCCAGCCGGTCAGCGTCGTGTCCTGCGACTTGACGGCGGCCGAGACGGTCGGCTTGGCCGCGGCGGTGATGGTGTCGGCGACGGTCGGCGGGTAGTTTGCGTAACTGTCCTTCCAGACGTCGACAACGATCGAGCCGGTCTGGTCGCAGAGCATCGTGACGCCGGTGATGGTGGCGGCGTAATCGAACTGGATGTCGCCGGCGATGCCGGTTGGGATAACCGAGCCGCCGCCGTTCAGCACGATGTTTGCCGAGAAGGTAACGCCAGCGACGCCGCCGGACGGCGTCACGAAGGTCGGCGCCGAGGTCGCCCCGTTCGACTGCAGCACCTGCCCCGACGAGCCGAGCGCCAGCTCGACCAGGACGCCCGAGCCGTTCGAGTAGAAGACTTTCCAGTTGCCCGCGGTCAGGCCCGTCGTCACCGGCAGCCCTGTCGCATTGGTCAGCGTTCCGCTTGCCGGCGTGCCCAGCGCCGGCGTCGTCAGTGCCAGGTTGGTGCAGCCCATGGTCGGCGTGTTGTTCGCCGTGAGCGTGCAGAAGGTCGTATAGGCGGCGCCGTCGACGTCGCGCGCCTGCAGGAGAAGCGTGTTGCCGGCCGAGGTCGCAGTGCGGATCCCGCTGCCGCTCGCCGGCGTGATCGAGCCGATGCCCGACGTGTCGTTCGTCGTGTCGGCGACCGTGATGCCGGTCGACTGGACGCCCTTCGACGTGCCGTCCGATCGGATGAGGACGTTGTCGGTGCCGAAGTTGGAAGCCGCCGACACATCGCCCGAGCCGCCGCCGGCGGGCAGGTCGGTGTAGTCGCAGAGTTTCAGCGTGCCGGCCTCGCTGCACGGGAACTTGTCGCCCGAGCCGAACGAGGTGACCGCCGCCGCGTTGACGAAAGCCTCGAGGATCGCCTGGACCGTGGCATCCTTTGGCGCCGCCGATGCCGAGGTGTCGGTCACCACGGCGCGATCGTCGAGCGCCACGGCCGAAAGGTCGGTCAGGCTGGTGATGATGCTGCTCAGCGTCCGGCCGTCGAACAGCCCGCCGGAGTTGCCCGTGGCGCAGATGACGTTGGCGCCGGGTTGCCCGGTGCACGCGGCGAAGGCCGGCGGCGCGGCGCAGATCGCGACGGCGAAGGCGGCGAGGCGAAGGGCGCGCATCACTTCGCCCCCTCGGCGAGCTTCCGCGCGGCGAGGAAAGCCTTCTGCTTGTCCTGGATCGTCTGCAGCTCCGCCTCGATCGCCTCGAGCTCGGGCGTCGGCAAGGCAGGGACACCCGCCTCCGGCCCCTTGCCGTAGGAGGCGCGCGACGCCTCCCGGATCTGGTCGCGCAGCGCGGCGGCCTCCGACTGCAGGGCGTCGGCGCGGGCGGCCAGCTGGCCCTCCTCCATGTCGGTCTCGAGGGCCGCCGCCAGGTCGGCGGCGAGTTCGGCGATGCTCTTGCTCATGGTGTCCTCATTGCAGGGTGTACCAGGCGCCGCCGCCGCGCTTCGGATAGAGCGTGAGCGACCCGTAGTTCTCGTCGATGGTGAAGTTCGAGGCGGCGAGGCCGTCGACCAGTTCGCCGCCGCTCACCGTGAAGGTGATGTTGTTCGCCGCCGCGTCGCCCTTCAGATCCTTGACCGTGATCGGCAGCATGTTCCGCGCCGCCGCGGTGCCGAGAATGATGGCGGTCGCGGCGCCGGCCGCCTTGTTGACGAGGACGGTGCGCTCGCCGGCGAGCGTGATGTCGCCGGAGCCGGTGAATTCGTTGACGCGATCCGTCCAGTCATAGGCCATGCCGACGCCGGCCGAGACAAACTCGTAGCGCCGGCGTTCGATCCGGGTCGGCCCGCTGCCGATGTTGCAGCGGCGCACCTCGAGATAGGAGGTTGCTCCGAAGAAGCCGGCCGGGAAGGGGTTGGTGGCGCCGAAGATCGAATTCTCGACGATGCCGGCGTGCAGGTTGCACGTGCCGTTCTGGCTGTCGCAGTTGACCACCGTCGTCTTGCCGCCGCCCTCGGCGAAGTTGCCGAGCGTCGCGTTAAGCTGGCTGCAGCCGCGGAGGCTGGCCGTGATCGGATTTCCGGTCGCGGAATAGAAGCTCAGGCTTTCCGTCCGGCAGCCGATCAGCTCGACGGTGTCGCGCGCCGTGTTGACCTGCTTGAAGTCGACGCCGGTGCCATTCTGGAAGCCGGTGCCGATGACGGTCGGGAATGAACCGGACGCGACCCAGATGCCGATGGCGCAGCCGGCGATGTTGCCGCCCCACATGCCCTGCTGCAGGGCATTGAAGTTGCTGGTCTTGATGCCGGCGGTCGTGCAGTTGGCGACGAAGACCTGGATGAAGTGGTTCTCCGACCCCATGAACCCGCCGCGGCCGATGTCGATGCCGATGACCGCAGTGTCGAAATAGAGGTCGAAGAAGGTGTTGGACTGGAGGGCCGGCCCGGCGCCGTTGTCCCATGACAGGTCGAGGAGCCGCGGCGTCGTCGAAACGCCGCGCAGCTCCATGCCGTGGACGAAGGAATACTCGAAGCCGTTGGTCTCGAAGATCGGCTCGGTGGTCGACGTCGTGACGATCCGCGTCGCGAACCGGCCGGCGCCGAAGATACGCCCGCCCCGGATCCGGGTCAGGGTGAGCTTGGCTGTGACCTTGTAGATCCCCGGCGGGAAATAGCATTGCTTGTTGAGACGCGAGTTGGTGCCGTGCGGCGAGCCGGCCGGGCCGAAGCAATAGTCGAGGAGCGCCTGGATGGCGGCGGTGTCGTCCGCGACGCCGTCGCCGACGATGCCGAAGCGAGGATCGCGGGCGCTGGTGAACGGCGCCTCGAGGAGATAGTTGAGGACGTCGGCGATCGAGCTGCCCGGCGCATCGCTGTCGTTGCCGACCTCTGAGGCGTCATAGTCGCCCGCTGCCGCGACGACGGCGCCGGTGCGGCCGAACACGCTCGAGACCGGCGGCACGCCGCCGAAGAGCGTGGCGAGGTCGACGCCCCTGCCATTCTTGTCGACGAGCATCAGCGGGTGGACGGCCCCGAGCGCGACGCCCCGGCCGTCGTCGCTCTCCTGCGGCACGGCGAACGGCTCGCCGTTGCCGTTGACGAGGATGGCGCTGAGGAGTGGTCCCCTGGGCAGCATGGTCAGCTCCTCCTCACGGCGCGATCGACCAGCCGACGCACCACAGGCCGCCGCCGGCGGCGGTGGAGGCCCACTGGATGTTGGCGCCCTCGAGCATCATTTCCGCCGGCAGCACGGTCCGGAAGCTGGCGGCGTTGGCCTGCATCAGCGGCGGCGACGTCGTCTCGATGCCCCCGGCGTCGGCCGAGGGCGCGACGATCACCGCGGCGTCGGCGCTGCCGCTGAAGCGGCCGGTCATCAGGAGGTGGATGGCGATCGCCGAGGGCGGCACGAAGGCCGCGACCGCGATCGCCGCCCAGGTCGGCGTGGTGAACGAAACCGTGCCCGCCGTGCCGCTGCCCATGATCCGATAGCCGGCGGTGTTGGTGCCGGCGACCTGGACATATTGCGCCCGCGTGCCGATCTGCTGGGTGCGGTAGAGGTTGCTCGAACCGTCGACGCGCACCGAGCCGAGCAGGCGCGAGAATTTGTAGCCCGGCGGCAGCCGCGGCGACGTTCCCGCCGTGGTCAGGATCAGCGCGCGCCGGTTCTTCCCCCGGTGCCAGATCGCATAGACGTCGTACCAGGCATTCGTGCCGACGACGCCGGCGTCGAGGCCGTTCGGCCCGAGCGCGCCGGTCGACGCCGTCTCGTTCCATGCGGACAGCGCTACGAAGTTGCCGCGCCCGTCGTCGAGGACGAGCATGTCGGCGGTGACCTTGACCTGGCTGTTCGGCGTGCCGGAGGCGATCAGCCCGGCATTGCCGAGCCGGAGGTTCCGCGCGCCGCCCGGCGTACCGAGCGCCAGCACCTCGGCGAGGCGCCGGTCGAGGTCGAAGGCGTTGCCGCCGAAACCGCGGATGCCGCGGTTCATTTAGAGGTCCGCCCCGATGGCGATGACGTTGAAGGTCTCGGCGACGTGGGTCGAGGCGCGCAGCGTCCAGCCGTTGGGGAGGACGAGCATCTGGTCGGGGCGCGAGAAATCGAACTCGGCCTCGAACGTCTCGACGATGCCGCTCGGCGTCACGGCCGCGACGAGCGCCTCCTCGAGGAGCCGCGTGTTGGTGCCGTCGTTGAGGTAGAGGCGGATCATGCCGGCCGTCGTCGCGCCGACCGCCTTGACCTTGACGCGCTCGATGCGCGTGCCGTTGGCGCCTGCGGTCAGCACCGTGACGATCGTGCCGGTGCCGTCGCGGTTGGTGTTGGCGGCCGAGACCTGCGCCAGGGCGGCTTTCGGGGTGGCGGCGAAGGCGGGTGTCGAGGCCATGGTGGCTCCTAGTGAAACGTTGCCCAGGGGAAGAGGTTGACGGTCGCGGCGACGGTGCCGTCGAGCTTGTCGGCCGACACGGCGCCGGCGGCGAGCTTGACCTGCGTCACCTCGCCGGCGCCGATGTGCCGCGCCTTGACGCTGGCGTCGGGGAGCGCCCCGCCGAACCGCCGCCAGCGCGACGACGTCGGGTCCCAGGCGATGAGCACCGCCTCGTGCTGGGCGAGCTGCACGTTGCCGCCGAAGGCAAAGCGGTTGGCCGCCGTCGAAGCCGCGTCCTCGTTGGTGAGCGTGATGATGCTGGCGCTGGTGTTGACGAGGAGGAGCGGCCGGAGCGCGACGCCGCCGGTGAGGCCGGTGATCGACCAGGCGGCGTTGGCGTCGAGGCGGACAAGGAAGGCCGTCGCCAGACTTCCCGGCGCATAGTCTGAAACGCTCGCCGTGAGCTGCGCCGGCGACAGGGTCAAGCCTTCGCGGATCGCCTTGCCAGTGGTCGACGAGTAGAAGGCGAACTGCATCGCCTGCGTGCCGCCGGACGGCCCGACGACGTCGCCGGTGCCGGCGCCGGCGGCGCCGCGGATGTCGACCGCCGCGGCCGCCGTGCCGACGAAGCCCGACGCGCCGACATAGGCGCCCGACGCCGGCGCCGTGCCGTCGCCGCCGGTCCAGCTGGCGATCTGCAGGACGAGGCGCGCGCCATCGGCGACGATGGCGAACACCGGCGACCAGCCGCGATTGATCGCCTCGCCGGCGATCTCGGCGATGTCGCGGGCGAGCTCCTGGTCGCGGAGCGCGGCCGCGTCATGGAGGAGCGTGTGGATCCCCGGCGCGTAGCTTTCGAGATTGGCGAAGTCGGTGCCCTGCAGCGCTGGCGTGAGGCGGTAGAAGCGGATCGTTCCCGGCGCCGGCGGCAGCGCGATCGGCGCACAGGAGACGTTGCCGCCGCCGTCGATCGCCGCCGAGAAGTGGACGCCGCGGGTCAGCGCCGTGACGACGCCGAGCGCGTCGGTGAAGTCCGCCTCGACATGGGCGGCCGACTGTGCCCGGAACCCCGGCGCAAACGTCGTCTCGACGCCGGTCCACGAACGGTCGCCATAGGAAGCTGTGGTCGAGACGGTCATGGCGCGGCTCCGACGATCGCCGGGACACGAGACGGCGTCGCCTCGCCGGGCGCCCACCAGAACTCCTGTCCCCAATTCTTCCGCGCCAGCTTTTCCATCCGCCGGAAGCGGTCGGACGCGCGCGGGTCGATCATCCTGGCGAGCTGGTCAACGATCGCCCGCTGGAAGGCGAGGCGCATGTACCAGAGCGAGGCGCCGGGCGTGTAGCGCGCCCCGATGTAGAGCGCGTCCCCGAGGAAATGCGTCTCCTCGCCCTGCGCCAGGCGCTGGAAGTTGCGGATGAGGAAATCGCCAAGCACGCTTTCGATCGCCGACATTTGCGGGCCAGCGACGATCGTGGCCCAGGAGTTGCCGTATCGGGTCTTGTCGACGAAGAAGATGTCGCCGAAGACGCCGAGCCCGCCGCCCTGCAGGATGCTGGCGCCGAAGGCGCGTAAACCATTGCTCGTCGTCGGGTCGAAGGAGTACGGATCGCGCCCCTGCAGGAGCTGCTTCGCCTGCAGCGAAAGCGCTCCCATGGCAGTCATGCCGAGGAAGGTGAGCGCGCCGTGCGTCAGCCGCTGCCCGTCGAAGCCGCGGGCGAAGGCGCGGGCGAAGTGGAGCGCGATGAAGCTCGTCGTGAAATTCCGGTAGAAGCCGAAGCCGCGCCGGATCTCGCCCCATGCCGTGCCCGGCCGGCTGTCGCCGACGAGGACCGCCCGCGCGATCGCGTCGTTCTCGATGACGGCATAGTCCATTTCGGTGTGGATGAGCTTGGCGAGCTTTTCCGACGCGGCCCGGGCCGCCGGCGTCCCCGCCTCGGCGACGTCCATCGGCCGGGTAAACAGGGCGTTCGGCCGCGGCTCGTTCGGCTCGGCCGCGGCGATTACCTTCCAGTCCGCCTCGTCGATGCCGTGCCGGGCAAGCGCCTGGCGGAAGGTCGGATCGAGTTGGGCGAATGCCGTCTCCCGCTCGCGCGCGACATGCGCCATCATTTCGAGGCCGAAGGCGTTGCGAAGCGTCGCCGTCCAGCGCCGGAGCCCCGAGGCGCGGATGACCGCGCTGCCCATCTTGGCGATCGTCCCGGTGCGGATCGTCTCGCCCATGATGCGGTCGGCCGAGCCCATCGCCTGGCCGATGCTGTCGGCGATCAGCCCCTGCTGGGCCGAGAAGATTTCGGCGCCCTTCTCGCTCATCATCGCCGCGGCGCGGCCGAGGACGTTCATGACGGGCAAGCCGGCGAAGCGCGCCGCCATCGTCGTCGTCACCGTGTCGCTGAGCGAGGCGATGATCGCCGATCCCATTTGCGCCGCGACCAGCGCCGAGCGGACGTCGCCGACCGTCTTGCCGAGCTCGGCGTCGACCGGAATGCGGTTGGCGCCGGTTACCTCGGCCCAAAGCCCCTCGAACGATCGCACCTGGCGCCGGGTCGAGGCGTCGAGCCGGCGGTTGGTCTTGACGGCGCGCTTGAGGCTCTGGCCGGCTTCCTCGGCGGACAGCTGCAGGCGGCCGGGCTCGCGGGCGAAGAGGTCGAGGATGAAGCGCTTCGTCGCCTCCGGGTTCGGGCCAAAGATCCGCATCATGGCGACGTCGCGCGCCATGTCGTGAATGTGGCCGGTCATCGCCTCATAGACCGAGTTGTGCGTGCCGACCTGGTCGGCGATCGCCAGCCAGCTCTCCGCCGATTTCCAGACGAAGAACCGGGGAAAATCGCGGCTGTTGGCGAGCATCGGCCGGCCGCGCGGCGCCGCCGATGGCAGCCCGTCGACGTGGCCCGAGAGAAAGCCGCTTGTGGCCTCCTCGAGGAGCTTCTCGAAGCGCGCGTCGGTCATCGGCAGGTCGGTCTCGAAATCGATCATCGCCGGCCGGTCGGCATGGGCGCGGACCAGCTCCTTGAACTTCTCCGGCCCGAGGGCGCGCACCTTGGCGTCGTCGATCGTCGGGTTCGGCAGGCGCCAGTTTTTCCGCTCCGGCAAGGCGCCGCCGGCGTCGACGAACTGCAGCCGCAGATCCTCGGCGACGCCTTCCTTCGCCCCCCATGCCTCGGCGACGGCCCGCACCTCGGGGTCGACGTCGGTCTTGCCGTAGAGCGCGCGCAGCACCTCGAGCTCGCGGGCGAGCTCGGCCTTGAAGCCGAGGGCCTTCGGCCGCAGGAACTCGATCGCCTCGGCGAACTTGGCGTGGGCGCGGCCGCGGATGTCGCGGGCGAGGTAGAAGGCGTTCGACCAGGTCGCGATCTCGTGCGGGTCCCGGGCGAGCATCGAGCGCATTGCGGCGTTGAGCGGCGACGGCGCCGCGCCGATGCGCTTCGCGGCGAGCTGCACCATGAGCGGCGCCTTGCCCTGGCGCTTGAGGTCGCCCATGAGGTCGTCATAGACCTTGAACGAGCGCAGCACGTTCGCCTGCGCGATCGCCGATCGGCGGACCAGGTCGGCGCGCCGCGAAGCCGCCAGCATCGCCGCCTCGCCGGCTTCGGCGGCAGCCTTTACGGCGCCGGCGGCGCTGCCGATCTTGCCCCGGTGGTGCTTCTCGAGGCCGTCGATCATGTCGAGGATCTTCTGCCCGGCGCGCTGCGAGACGACGCCGGCGGCGACCTTGCTGGTGAAGCATCGTCTTGCCGTCATGCTGCCGTCTCCCTTGCCGCGGTCGCGCCGATGCAGGCGAAGAGCTCGCCGGCGGCCGCCGCGTCCTCCTCGGCCTCGGCGATCGACGCGCGCGCCGATACCTTCATGGGCGTGCCGTCATCGCCGGGGACGACGATCTCGAAATCGCCACCGGCCTCGTCGAGGATCCGCGTCGCCTCGCTGGCGATCGCCGGATCGCCGACAACGCCCTTGCCTTCCGCCGGCGACGCGCTTATTTCGGGGTCAGGAGAAGCGCCGATGGTCTTCGTCAACTGGGAGCTGCGGCCCGCCGTCATCGACTGGTCGGTGCCCGCCGCCTTCGCCGTCCTCGCTCCTGGCGAGCCTTGGACCCTGGTCAACCCTGCCGAAGTTGCCGATAGCGGCCGGGTGCTGCGTGAGGACAACTGGCGCAGCACCTTCGAGGCAAGGTTCGGCGTGCTGGATCTCCCCAACACCGCCCAGGCCGGCGCCGCCGATGCGAGCGCCGCCGAGTAGAGCTCTTCCATCTGCCGGTTGAGCTCGATGTGGCGCGGGTCGCGCGCGTCGAGGGCGCGTGCTTCCGTGTAGAGCTTTGATCCGCTCGCCTTCTTTGCCGCGAAAAGGTTCGGCTCCCAGAACTGGACCTCGCCGACCATGCCATCCGCGAAGCGCACCATCGCCTTGCGGTCGAGATAGCCCGCCGGCGTCCGCACCCAGCCCTCGTCGAGCACATCGAAATGCCGGGTGAGGAGCGCGATTGCCTGGTCGGCCTGGTCGGGCGTCGCCACGACGAGGCCGGCGCGGACGACGTCGGTGAGCTGCGCCGCGGACTTGTAGCCCTTGCGCGCCAGCTTCGCCTCGGCGGTGGCACGGGCCTTCGGTCCCGTCGTCTTGAACTCGATCCCCAGCTCGGCCGCGATCGCCTTGCCGATCGTGTCGAGCTCGGCCTGGTGGGCCGCGACATGGACATAGAGCTCGTCGATCGTCTCGAACGGCTGACGCAGGAAACTCTCGGCCGAGACGAGGTCGTTCGGCGGCGGCAGCACCTGGTCGCCGAGGTCCTCGCCGGCGAGCTTCGCCGCCCGGAGGATGCCGCCGCTGTCGAGCTCGCCACCGAAGAGATCGCCGACGGCGTTCTGCTGGTCGATCGCCTTGCCGATCGCCGCGTCGATCCGCGCCGCGATTAGCTCGCGGCCGGCCGGCATGAAGAACGGATCGCGCCCTTCCTTGTCCTCGCGGAAGAAGAGCTCGGCGGCGCGCCGCACCTTTTCGGGTACGGCGCCACGCTCGAGGTCGACCTGGTCGAGGAGCGACGTCGCGGGCAACCGCTCGGCCCGCGCTCGCTCGACGATGCGAAACGCCGCAATGATGTCCCCCGTGACGTCGCTCGCTGCCGGCACGCGATCCTCGGCGATCGCCAGCTTCAGCCGCGCCGCCATCGGCGCCGTGTCGGCGAGCGCGCCGAGGATCGCCTTCGACGTCGGCGCCGCGGCTTCGTAGAGCGCCGAGACGATGTCCTGCTCGCCCCAGGCCCGCGCGACGAGCGCCGCCTCGACCCGCGCCGCGCCGTCCGCCGAAAGCCGATTGTCGGCCGAGACGAATTGCGGCCGCTCCTCCGGCGCGACGACGCGCTCGGCAAAGGCACGCACGAACTTCGCGTTGGCGAGGGACGACGTCTCGCCCGGCTGCCACAGCGCCAGCATGTGATCGTCGAGGCGCTTCGCATCGGCGAACGCCCGCTCGCGCGCCGACATGCCGGCGATGGGCGAGATGTTCGCTTCGCGGGCGAAGGCGGCCCGGTCCGCCAGGTCGCCCTCGCGGATGCGGACCAGGACCGGAAACTCGAAGCCCTCGAGATCGTAGCCCTGCTGCTCGAGGAAGCCGCGATAGGCCGCGGCGCGCTCCGGATGACGATCGTAGGCCCGCGCGATCATCATCGTGCGGCCGTTGCCGCTTTCGATGACGCCGTCCGGCCCGGCGATCGGCGCGCCCTCGGCCGCCGTCGGCGAGGCGCCGAGGAGCTCGGGCTCGAGCTCGGCGGCACGCTCGGCGATGAACGATCGCGACGCCGCGGCCTCGCGGTCGCGCGGCTGCAGCGCCGCCGGATAGCTGGCGTTCGGTTTGCCGTCGATCGAATGGCTGACGATGAGGTCGCTGAGCTCGATCACCGCCGGCCGCACGGTCATACGAGCGCCGCCCGGCCGGATGATCGTCTCGCGCGCCCCGTCGAAGTAGACGATGCGCTTCGGCTGGAAGGTCAGCGTCGGATCGGGCCGCGGCGGGCCGAAGATGTCACCGGCGATGGCCGGCGCCGGCGCCGTATCTTCGGCGAGCGTCCGGCCGCCCTCGATGGCTACCGCCGCGGCGTCGACTTTCTCGGCCGAGCGCGCCCGGCCCGCCGGCGTCGGCGGCGCCGCCAGCGCGTCGACGAGTTCATCCCGCTCGGCGTGCAGCGCCGCCGCGTCGAAATCCTCCGGCGTCACGCCGTCGAGCGGCGGCGGTCGTTCGCCGCTGCCGCGAAGCCGGCGCAAGCCCGCAGCGGCGCCACGGAAGACGAGCGAGAGGCCCGCGGCGCCGCCGGCGGCCATGCCGATGTTCGCGGCGGCGCGGCCGAGGCCGCTCTCGAGGCCGAGGCGCGCCCGCTCGGTCTCGATCGCCGGCTCCTGGATCGCCTGCGCGCCGGCGCCGATGAGCGCCTCGCGGCCGAGCATCTTCAGGACCGGACCCTTCAGCGGTCCGCCGAACACCGTCGTCACGAGGTTGACGGGGTCGACCGCGACCCGCGCCAGGCCGGCGATGAAGGACACGGCCTGTCCGCCGAAGGTGTAGGTGCCTTCGCCGACGTCGGCGGCGCGACGCTCGAGGAGCGCCGCCTTCTCCGCCGCGCGCTTGCGGTAGTCCGAAAGCTGCACCAGGTGCTGGCGGGTCTCCGGATCGACCGTGCCGAGGGCGGCGCCGAGCACGGCGGCCTCGTCTTCCTCGCTGTGGTGGCCGGCATAGATCGCCGCCTGGCGCCCCTGTTCGCCGGCGAGCTGGACGAGGCTCTTGCCCGTGGCGTGCTCCACCGCTTCGCGATACTCGCGCAAGGCATCGTCGGTGACGGCGTGCGAGCCGAACATCGTGTCGAGCCCGGCGGCGCCCCAGCTCGCCGACCATATCTCGCCGATCGTCGCCGGCGGCCGCGCTGCGGGTCGCGTCGCCAGCTCGTCGAGATAGGCGTTCTCGGCGGTCTGCCAGTCGGTCATGGCATCGTCGCCATGTCGATGACCAGGGGCCGGCCGGCCTTGGTGAGGACGGGCGCGAAGCCGTCCGGCGCCGACGAGGACGGCATGCCGACGACGTAGCGGCTGCCGCCAGGTGTCAGCGATCGGAGGATCCCGTAGCCGGCGATCGTCTCTCCGGTCATCGCTCGGCCGGTGCGGTCGACGGCGCCGCCGAACCTGTCGAGGTCCTGGTCGGTGAGCGCGTCGAGGCGCGCCTCGAAGGCATCCGCCGTCATCGACGGCGGCGCCGGGACCTTGACGCCGTTTCGCGATACGATCGGCCCGGTCACCGCCTCGATCGCTTCCTCGAGCGCGCCGGCGTCATCGGCGTCGAAGAGCGAGGCGTTGCCGCCGCGCGCCGCGACATAGACCGCCGTCGCGGCGCTCGCGACCGCGTCGAGCATCTGCGGGTCGGGCCACAGCTCGCCGCCGACCGCATTGCCGAGCGCCTCGCGCAACTCTTTCGCCGGCTTGGCGACGCCCTCGGATTTGAGGAGCTCGGCGCCGTGCAGGATCTGGCGCGCCAGGCCCGGCCGCTCGACGCCGAAGATGGCCGCGGCCTCGGTCAACGGATCGAGCTCGAGCTGACCGATTGCCGCACGAAAGGCCGGCTTGCTCATCGCGCCGGCCATGGTGGTCAGCACCGCCAGCTTTTCGCCCTCCGGGGCCTTTGCCAGCCGGTCCTTGATCGCCGAGGCCTCGGCCGGGTGGAAGGGCAGCACCTTGCCGCCGAAATGCGCGGCCGCGTCGATCGCCTGGTTGCCGCGATAGAGAAGCGCATTGGCGAAGCCGCGGTCGTTCGCCGGGGCGTTCGGATCGAGCGTCACCTCGCGGAACCGCCCTGCCCGGACGCCAAGCGCGATCGGATCGTCGTTCCGCTTCTTCTCGATCTCGTCGGTCACTTCGCGCAGCACCGCGACGCGGTCAGCGAGCTCGGGGCTCGGATTGTCGGCGAGCGCCGTCTCGGCCGCCTGCAGCATCGCCCGCGTTTCTGTCACGGGTTGCGTCCATGCCTCATCGACGATCGGCTTCATCGCCAGCATCGTCTCGGCCCGCTGCACCTCCTTCGCCGCCTCGCGATCGCCGGCGGCCGCCGCCTGGCGCTGCGTCGCGATGTAGGCGGCCGTCGTGCCGTCGTCGACGCGCAGCCCGGCCTTGATCATGTCGAGCGGATCGGTGGCGTCGCGCTCGAGCGCGGCCATGTCCCTGATCGCCTTCAGCCGCTCGTTGTTGGCGCCGGCGGTCGCCGTCTCGACGGCGCTCCACGCGCGCGCCCTCCCGTGCGGTGTCAGCCCGGCGCCGGCGATGTCGGCGCCGACATGGCCGAACACCTTCATGACGTAGTCCTGCGTCTCGCCGTAGCTGATGACGCTGACCAGCTCGGCCGGCGTGAAATCCGCGCCAAACTCGGCGATCGCCTTCGCCTGCCAGCGGTCGGCGTTCGCCGGGCCGGCATTGTAGGCGGCGAGCGCCAGGGCGGCGTTGCCGTCGAACCGCTCGAGCTGCTGGTTCCAGTAGGCGAGGCCGAGCTGGCGGTTGAGGAGCGGATCGGCGAGGAGCGTCTTCTTCAGGTCGGCGTCGCCGAGGGCGGCGATGTCCTTCCGCCCGAGCAACCGTGCCATGTCGCGCGCCGTCTCGGGCATGACCTGGCTGACGCCGAGGGCGCCCTTCGGACTGACGGCGCCGGCGTCACCGCCGCTCTCCTGCACGATGATGCCGCGGTCGAAAACGTCCGTCGCCACCTTCGGGTCGATGATGCGATTGAGGGTCAGCATCGCCGCGGCCGGGTTCGTCTCGGCGGTGAAGCCGAGGGCGTCGATGCCCGCCTGGTCGGCCTCGCCGGCGGCGATCGCGCGATAGCGTGCCCGCGTCACCGGATCGAGCGAGGCGAAGCTGTCGGGCTGGTCGAGCGCCGCGGCGATCGCCGCCGGGTTCGTCTGGATGCCCGCCAGGATGTCGGCCTCGTCGAGGGTCGAGCGGAATTTCTGCAGGTAGTTCTCGCCGGCGGTTGCCGGGATCCAGCCGCTGCGGACGGCGCCGCCGACGCGCTCCTCGAATTGCGCGGTATAGGCGGCCCGCTCGGTCGGGCTGCCCGATGCCGCCGCCTGGCGGGACAGGGTGAGCTGCAGGCCGTCGAGCGCCGCGGCATTGTCGGCGGCCTCGCGCGCCAGCGCCTTCGCCTTGACGCCGCCGGCGCTCGATACCTGCATCCGGTTGAAGGTGAGGTCGAGCTGCGCCTGATCGGCCGCGCCGAGCTTGGCGTCGTTGAGATACTTCGCCCTCAGCTCGCTCGCCGCCGCGTCGAAGCGGAGCGGGGCGTTCTGGTAGTCAGGGTCCTGCGCGTAGCTGTCCTCGAGCGCGGCGAGCTCCGTGAGATAGCCGCTGGTCGCCTTCGCCTTCCGCGTTTCGGCCTGGCCGGCGGCAAGCGCGCCGACAAACTCGGCGCCGGCGGTGAGCACTTCGCCGAAACGGACGCCGGTAAAGTTCGGCAACGCCTGCGGCTGGATCCGCACGTCGGCGATCGCCGCCGGCGGTGTCTCGCTGAAATAGATCGGCGCCGGCATGTCGCCTCCTCAGAACTGAAACGCGGGTGGGCGGATGTCCATCGGCGCGCCGATGACGCCGCCGACGCTGCCGCCCATTTCGAGCCCCGGCCATTTGCTGAGACCGCCGAGGAGCGCCGTGCCGGCGCCGAGGACGCCGGAGAGGAGCGAGGTCGAGCTGTCCGCCTCGGCCTGCGCTGCCTGCCAGCGCGACGCCGCCGCGTTGCCGAGCGTGCTCGCCACCTGGCCGAGCCGCTCGGCCCGCTCGGTCGCGCCGTTGGCGCGGATGATGCCGGCGTCGACTTCGCCCTGCGCCGCGGTGATGCCGGCGATGAGAAGCGGCGAGCCGACCGTCGGGTCGAGGCTCCGCGATGCGTAGTAGGTTTTCGCGGCGCCGATGACGCGCTCCACCTCGGACCGCTTCCGCGTCTCCTCGAAGCCGGCGCGGGTCACCGCCAGGTCGGCGCCGATGCGCTGCACCGCCGCCGTCTTCTCGAGGATGCGCGCGTTCGAGTTGGCGACCTTCTGGTTGAGCTTCGCCGCGCTCGATCCGGAGAAGCCCTTGAGGAGGCTGCCGCCGACGCTGCCGGCGACGGCGAGGATCTCGAGGCCGGTGCACATCGTCTCAGGCCCCCAGGATGTCGGCTTCCGGCGTCACGCCGGCGATGGTCATCGGCATGGTGTCGTCGCCGGCGATGTCGAGGGTCAGCTCCGGGCCGGGCATGCTCTCGGCGCGCGCCTCGATCGAGCGCGTCGCCAGCGCCACCGGCGCGCCATAGTCGACGGCGCCGGTCTCGACGAGGTTCTCGGCGCGGCCGCCATTGATGGCGATCGTCCCGCCGGCGCTTTCGACGACGTCGACATGTGCGATGTTCGATCGCTTAGCCATGCCCTTCGACGATCCCTTCCGCGTCTCGGTCTCGAAAGGCAGCGTCTTCAGGCGGTAGGGAACAGCGAGCCCGATGACGACGTCGCTCGCCGCGCGGTTGAGCGTCACCTGGCCGCCGGCGACGACGAGCGGCGGGTGCATGGCGCCGTCGGCGTGCACCTTGACGGTCTCGCCCTCGATATGGTCGAGCCCGGTGATGACCGTCGCCGGGGCGCCGGCGTAGCGCAGCCCGCAATCGACGAACCAGGCGCCTTCGGCGGTGGGCGCCGCCGCGTCGAGCGGCTCGAAGAACGGCTCGAGAATCTCGATGTAGCGCCGCGTCGCGCCGTCGATCGTCCGCCGCATGAAAAGATAGAGGTCGTTCGCGGTGCCGTCCGTCGACGGGATGACGGCGAGGTCCTCGACGAAGCCGTTGGTGAGCGGATGCCGGTGTCCGGCGATCACCTGTTCCTTCGGCATGAAGGTGAAGGCGATGAGCTGCCCGCTCTCGGTGGCAACCCACAACAGGCGGTGCGGGTCGCGCTGGTAGGCAACCGCCGACGCCTTGCTCTTCAGGATGTGGCGGCAGGCGAGCGTCACCTCGTCGATCGAGAGCGCCGTCGCCTCGCGGTCGAACCGCATGAAGTGCAGTCTCTGGCGGGACCGGCCGATGAAGATCGCCCCGCCGTCGACCAGCGCCGGGACATGCGGGCCCGAGCCCTCCGAGCCGTCCTGGAACGGATCGATGTTGGTCGCGGTCAGCGCCCGGTCCTGCGTCGACGTGCCGAACACCCACTCGCCGCCGCGCGTGCCGACGATGAGCGCGCCGGAGGCGATCGCCCACTCGGCGAGGGCAAGCGATCCGTCCTGCGGCTTCAGGCGGCCGACGATGGCGTCGACGGCGCCGCCGGTGACGTCGAAGCTCTGGAAGGCGAAGGGCTGCGAGATCCAGTGGTCGCTGCCGCGAAACCAGCAAAGCCGGTTCTGGTGGATGACGACTTGCTCCGGCCAGCCCTTCAGCTCCGACCAGGCCGAGGGGAACCAGCGATAGGTCGGGTTGCTGACGACGCTGTCAGGCAGGCGCGACAGGACGGTGCCGGTCGCGGTCGTGCCGCCCGTCACCGTGTCGATGCGGACGAGCCCGAACCCCTTGTGGCGGAATTCCCAGACGACGTTGCCGTCGCCCGCCTTGACGCTACCCTCGGTGTGGGTCGGCGGGTTGGGCCCGGCGTCGGTGCCGCTGATGGCTCGGTAGACGTTGCCGTTGTAGCGGCGCTCGGCCAGGGCGCCGATGCCGGTCTCCGCCGATTTCCACAAGGGAACGATGGTCAGGTCCGGCTCGTCAATCCGCCAGACGGTGCCGATGTCGCCCGGATCGAAGGTGCCGGCGCCGGTCGCGACGAGGTCGACGACGCCGGTTGCCGCCGACGCCTGGAGGGTGCGGGTGATGTCGAGGTTCTGCGTGTCGACCGGCGTCACCGGATAGTCGGTGAGCTGCCAGTTGGTTTGCTCGAGGCGGGTGAGGACGCGCGGCCGGTAGCCGCTGCAGGCGAGATAGACCGCGTTGCCGTCCTGGGCGCCGCGAAGATTGCCGACGTCGGCGGCCGCCCAGGGGATGTCGATTTCGTAGGGGTCGCCGCTGGTCGCCTCGATATAGCCGCCGCCCCTGAGGAACCGCGCCTTGCCGCCGTTGAAGACGAGAAGGAAGCTGTCGGTGCGGTCGAGCTCGAATTTCAGCTTGCCGGCGCGCTCGGCCTCGTTCTTCAGCGGCAGGACGAAGCGCGTGCCGGACCGGCGCATGGCGCCGCCCTCGACGAGGACGATCATGTTCTCGAGCTTGTCGACGCCGGTCTGCGCCTTGGCGAGGTCGCGCCGCCAGCGGAGCCGCGGCGAGATTTCGCCGGCGGCGAAGGTTGGCCGCTCGAGCGTTGCCTCCTGGATCATGGCCGCTGCCAGCCCCGGCGCGCCCGGATCCACGACGTGTCGCGGCTGATTTCCTTCGGCGCCTTCTCGCGGCTGTCGACCTTCTTGGCCGGCGCCAGCATGTCGTCGGCTTCCCGCTGCTTGAGGGCGCCGACCGAGGGGTCGCGGGCCAGCGCCGGCGCGCACAGCGCGCCGAGGCGGCGGGTGAAGACGCCATAGAAAAGCGGATCCCACATCGCCGGCGTTTCGACCCGCCGGGTGTAGCAGACGCTCGGCGCCTCGGCGTTGGTGACGAGGACCATGCTCTCGATCGTCGCGCCGGTCGCGTCCGTGACGCTCGCCGCCTCGACCGCCCATTCGTCGGTGGTCAGCTCGTCGACGAAGCGGACGCGGACGCAATCTGCGGGCAGCGGGTAGCGGATGGCGAGCGGGCCGATCGCCGCCTCCGGCGCCGCCGCCGGCACGCACCACGCGGTCGCGAAGTTCCATTCGTGCTCGCGAAGCAGCGCGTCGCGCGCCGCCGCGAAATGGAGACGGCAGGTCCTCGCGGCGAGCGAGGTGTCGCCGTCGAGGTCGGCGATCGGGGGCACGCCGATATGGCCGAGCCCGCCGTTCGCCGCCGCCGTCTCCGTGCCTGGTCTGTCGACCACGGCTGGTGCCCCTACTTCTGCGCGTAGCCGAAGAAGGCGGCGATCTTCTTGTCGCCGGTCGAGGCTGCCTTCATGACACCGACGATGTCGTAGTAGACGCCGGGGTCCTTGGTGAGGCTGAGCGAGGCCAGCTCCCACACGCGCTTGCCGAGATCCGTGATCGGGACCGAGGCGACGCCCGACTTCGTCCCGGCCGAGCTGACATTGAGGCCGTCGGCCAGGGCATCGGCGTCGATCACCGTGCCGTCGAGCTCGAGGCCGATGTCGTAGTCGGTCAGGCTGGTGACGTCCTCGTGGTGCAGGATGCACATCGACGGGATGAGGATCGCGCTCGAGGCGATCTTTCCGAAGTAGTGCTTCGACGCGATGCTGTCGCCATTGGCGATGGCGATCGTGCCCGAGGCGATGAGGCGGACGCGCCCCTCGGCCTGCGCCGGCTCGGGGAGGTAGATGCTGCCGGGGTCCTTGTAGGACCGGGCATACTTGGTGACGACGCCCATGGTGGGCCTCCTTGCTGATGAAAGGGAAACGCGGGGCTACGCGAAGGCTCCGGCGCCGGCTTTGTCGCCGGCGCCGCTCATGTCGGGGGCGGCTAGAACTTGTTCAGGATCTTGACGACCTTCGCGTCTTCCGAGCGCGTCACCGCCAGCCACATTTCCGCGTAGGGATGCTCGCGGTACTGCTTCGACGGGTTCGGCTGCGACTGGACGCGGAGGGGCATCGCCGGCCCCCACCACATCCCGCTCCTGGCGAAGAGCGCCGCCACTGACGTGTCGCTGTCGGAGTTGGTCAGCCGCTTCGACGGGATGATCGGAATGCCGAAGATGGCGGTCACGCGGCGATTGATGTCGTCGAGCTGCGCCTTCTCGCGGTAGTCCTTCGAAATGAAGGTGAGGTCCGAGTAAAGGTCCTCGATCTCCTGCGGGTCGAGGACGAGGAAGAGCTGCTCCTCCTCGATGACGATCTCGTCCGTCTCCATGTAGTTGATCCCCCGCAGGATCTTCTTGACGTTCATGCCGGTGGCGCCGGTGCCGCCGACGTCCTCCGCGACGGTGCGGCCCGCCCACGGCGTCGAGACGGGAACCTCGTTGCCGATGAGCCGCGGCCCGAACAGGCCGCCGGCGAGAAGGACGTTCTTCTGCCGGGTGATGGCGTTGACGCCGGACTGCACGTAGGGCGACTTGAAGTCGGTGAGGGCCTTGATGCGGTCCTCTTCCTTGATGATCTTGCCCCAGTCGATGCGGCGCGGACGCATCCACACCGGCTCGTGCTGCTGGTCGATGTCGGGCGTGTCGCCACCTTCCGGCGCGTCGAGGCGGGCCGTGGTGGTGCCGATGAGGTCGACGACCTGCACCTGCTTGCCGGTGACCGACGACGTGTACATGAAGGCATCGTCGAACTGCGCCTTCTTCTCCTGAAGGGCGAGCTGGAAATTCTCGTAGTAGGTAAGGCGGTGGGTGTCTGTGACGGGACCCATGATCGGGCTCCTCTCCTGGTCGAAAACGATGGGGTTTCCGGCCAGGGTGCGGCGGGGGTGAACCCCCGCGGGCCTGTCCTCGCGCTTTTCCGCCCGCTCGGCGGCGCGTCTTTCCGCGCTGTCCGGAGAAGGCCCGCCTCGGGAGCGGCGGGGTGCGTCTCCATCGGGTCCGCCGGCAACCGATCCGGCGGTCGGCGGGACAAACGCCCCGCCGCTCCCTTGTGTCGAACGCTAGGCGCTATGCGCCGGCGTCAACCGTCCGCGAACGTGCTGGCGTGAACGAAGCGGCCGCCGGCGAAGATGAAGCGCCAGTCGCCGAGACGATGCGGGCCATCCTCGATCGCGAATGTCTTGCCGTGCCAGCGATCGTTGATCGTCGGCGCGTAGCGGCCGCCGGCGGCCTCAGGCGGAAGGTCGGCGAGGAAGTTCTGGGCGAAGGCGGCGAGCGACGTGCCGGCCACGGTCGGCTTGACGACGGGTGCCTTCTCTGCGACCGGCGCCTTCTCCTTCGCAGTGCTTTTCTTTGCCATGGTGCGCGTCTCCGTTGGGTTTTTTGCCGCTACTGCTTCGGCTGCAGCGCGGCCTTGCGGGCGATCAGCTCCTGGCGCCGCGCGGTATTGCCCTTGTGCTGCGGGTGCCGTTCGTCGCTCAGCGACTTGACGAAATCCTTGTCGGCGGCGAGGCGGTCGAGCTCCGCCTGGACGCCGGCGAGGTTCTGCGGCAGGCCACCGCCGCCGCCCGTCGGCGGCAGGTTCTGCTCGCCGAGCTTCGTGCCGAGCCCATGGAAGAACTTCATGAGGCCGGCGTCGCCGAGGATGGCGTTGAGGCGCGACGTGTCGTCGATCGCGATGCCGGTCGCCTGCATGGCGCGCTTGGCGATCTCGGTGTTGCGCTCCTTGTCGCCGCCCCACTCGGTGTCGAGCGCCGCCTGCAGCTCCTGGCGCGACCGGGCGCCGTTGCTCTTGACGCCCTCGAGCGCCTTGACCTGGTTGGCGACGAGGCGATCGCGAAGTTTTTCCATCGTCGCCAGCGGCACGCGGTTCTCATGGGCGAAGGTGCGAAGGTCGTCCTCCATCGCCTGGTCGTAGGGCATGCCCTCCGGCAGCTCCGGCTTCTTCGAGAATACGTACTTCGCCGGATCCTCGATCCAGCCGAGCTCCGTCCAGCCCTTCCACTCGCCCTCCTTGCCCTTCTCCGGTTTCGGCAGGACGTTCCGCTCGCGCGCCATGCGGTCGGCCTCGATGCCGGAGCGCAGGGCCGTCTTCACGTCGGGGAATTTCTTGCCCTCGATGAACTCGGCGATGTCCTTGTCGGCGTTCGTGACGTCGAGGCCGAGCGACGAGTACCACGGCCCGTTCGCGGCTCCCGCGGCTCCCGCGGCGCCCGCTGCCGCTCCGCCCGCGGCCGCTGCGCCGCCTGCCGCTGCGCCGCCTGCCGCGGCGCCACCTGCTGCAGCACCGCCGGCGGCGCCGCTGGCGTCGGACGCCATTCGCAAAATCTTCGGCAACATGGTCAGGTTTCCTTCTTCGGTTGAGCTTTAGGAACGAGCGCGTAGAGCATTTGCGGGTCGACGCCGCATTGCTCGATGATCTCGAGGGCGAGCTCGCGCCGGCCGATGTTGATGAACGTCTGCTCGGTGTCGCCCGGCGCGTGCAGGTCGGAAAAGACGCGGCCGCGCAGCGCCACGTCGGCGAGGAAGAGCTTCGATGTCGCGCCGACGCCGGCATACTGCCCGATCAGGTCGGCGCGCTGGCCGTCATGCGGCCATATCTCGCGCAGCCAGCGGATCACGTTGACCTTCACTGGCGGCGCCCGCCGGCGAGGGTCGCCGCCTGGGCGGCATGGGCCGCCTCGGCCGCGATCGTGACGCCCTTCGCCGCCCGGTCGAGCTCGACGTCGGGCTGGGTCGCCGCGGCGCGCGCCTGCCGCAGCTCCTCGATCGCCTTCTGGTCGCGGATGACGCCCGGCACGCTGGTGAAGCTCTTGCCGATGATCGGCACGGCGACGTCGACGTCGAAGTGATCGCGCGCCCTGGGATCGGTCAGCGCCATCTGCTCGATCGACTGCTGCAGCTGCAGGACGCCCCGCCCTTCCGCGATCTGCTGCGCCTTGGCGAGCGGCGAGACGTATTCGATCCCGAGCGCGCGGGCCTGCAGCTCCGGCGGGCGCGGCGGGATCTGGCCGGCACGGTCGAGGATGCCGAACCGGCGCGCGATGAACGCGGCGAGGCCGATCTGGATCGAGATCAGGTTCGGCCCCATCAGCTCGAGCGATTGCTGCTGGAAGCCGAGGAACTCCGTCGCCGTCATCTGCGGCCGGTCCTTGAGGAGCTGCATCAGCCCGAAACGGAAGGCCGTGCGGATCGCGTCGCGCCGTTGCTGCGACATCGATGTCGAGAGCTGCAGCTGCCCGCGGCGCTCCAGCCAGGCGGCCCGCGCCTCGCCCTTCTCCGACATGGCGCCATAGAGCGTCGCGTTCGGGACCAGGTCGCCGGCCGAGAGGACGTCCTCGTTGTGAAGGAGGAGCGGCGGCTCGGCGGCGAATTGCGCCGCGACGATGTGCGAGCGCTCCATTTCGTTGAGCATGTTGACGTCGGGCCGCACCGTCGCGCCCGGCCCGCCGGGATAGAGGCGCCCCGTCTTCCGCTGCCAGAAGATCGGGTGGTAGGGGTTCTCGACGTAGCCGCCCTCGAGGTGCAGCTCCTTGATGTCCGGGCTGACGTAGCAGGCGCGCCAGGGCATGTATTGCGGCCCGAGCCGGCCGGGCACGGCGTCGCGATTTTTCGAGACGCAGTGGACGAGGAGATAGCTGCTGTCGTCGCGGACGGTCGGCGGCAGCGTGCCGCCGAGGCTGGCGATGAACGGCTTGACCTGCGATCCGCGCAAGGGCGGGATTTCGTTGTGGAAGGTGTTGAGCTCGCCGTCGGCGTCCTGGTCGATGAAGGTCTGGCCGAGCGGCACGCCGCGATCGGAAATCCGCCCCTCCCCGACCCGCTCTTCCTGGGCGATCGAGCCGATGCCGAAGGCGCCGAGGTCGGCGAACCACGCCGGCGCTGCCGCGTAGAAATTCGACACTGCCGGCGAGAGGGAAGCGAGGATCGTTCCGGCCGCCGTCCACAGCCAGGCTTTCACCGGCCCGTACTCGGCGAGGTCCTTGTCGCCGATGGTCAGCTCGAACCAGCGGTTGGTCGGGTTGGTCGCCTGGCCGAAGATGCCGGCGGCGAAGTCGTCGAGCGCATAGATCGGCGCCGCGTCGAAGACGTTCTCGTCGCGCCGCTCCTGCGTCGATCGCATGTCGAGGATCGTGTCGTCCGGCCGGATGAGCTGGGCGATCTCGCGCCATTTGCCTTCCTCGGGCGAGCGCAGCCGCTTCAGCTCGTCGTGGCGCTTCAGATAGTCGTCGCCGGCGGCCATGGTTCCGCTCACTGCCCGTAGAGCATCTTGGTCGCGATCGGCGCCGCGCCCATCGGGCTCGGGACGAGGCCGCCGCCGGCGGCGATGATCTTCCGCTGGCGATCTTCCGAGGCGCGCCGCGCGCCCTCGCTGTCGGCCGGCGCGATCAGCGCCGTCGCCGCGCGGTCGGCGGCCGCCCGCGCCGCGGCGAGCGCTTCCTCGGCGGCCGCTTCGGCCTTGCGGGAACCGGCCTTGGCCGCGGACGTGTCAGGCTGGAAGCACATTCTGCCGCTCCGGATTGATCCAGGCGATGGTGACGAGGTCCTCGCCGCGATTGCCGCGCCGGCGGTGGATCCCCTCCTCCACGAAGCCGAACGTCGCCACCCAGCGGCGCGCATAGGTGTGTTCGGCAAGGAGACGGGTTTCCGCCACGCTGACAGTTGGCCCCAGCACGGCGGGGATAAACCGTCGCGCCCAGCGGTGCGCCGCCCTGGCGATCTCGGGAAGCCGTGTCGTCGCGCACATGTTGAAGCGCGCCACTTCCGGCGCGATGAGGTAGATGCCGAGGAGGATCGTCGCCTCGCCGTCATCGCAGCACAGCGCCACCTCGCGGATCGCCAGGCGTCGCCATTCGATGATCTCGGCGGCGAGCTCGTCGACGTCGTCGCTCCACCTCGTGGCAAGCTGCTCGTGCCGATCCTCGGGCCGAAGGTTCCGGCAGATATGCCGGATGTCGTCGTCGACGGCGCCGCGAACGATCATCGGCCGGCCCTGGCGAAGGGATTGTAGCGCCCGGCGTGCCGGCTCTCCTGCCGCTTGGCTTCCCGCGCGCGCTGCACGTCGCTCTTCCGCTTCCGCGCGACGTCGGAACCCATTTCCAGATAGGCGTATTCCTCCGCCTCGCTGACATGGCTGTCGAAGGTCTTGGCGACGCGCGCCAGGTCGTTCGTGCCCTTGGTGTGGAGGAAGTGATAGGTCTGCTGTTTCGCGCGCCTGAGGATCCTGCAGCTCGGATCGAGGATGTAGCCAGGTCGGCCGGGGCCGAGATTGAGGCCGATCTTGTCGCCGACCGCCGCGTGCCGCCGGCTCGGCACGTTCGTCGAGGCGGCAACGACTTCCCGCCCTATCACCTTCGACAAGCGCTGGCGGTCGGATCCCTTCTCGAGCGCGGCACCGCTGGCGTTGTCCTCGCCCGCGGTCATCGACGGGTCGCAGCGGTCGACGAATTCGCAGCCGCGGAACCGGGGCTGCGCCTCCACCGCCAGCATCGCAGCGCCGAGCTCTTCCATGCCGCCGCGCTCGAGCGCGATCTCCGCCAGGGTGCGGCCCTGCCCGTCCGGCGCCTCCTGGCAATAGGTCGCCGCCGGGGTGAAGCCGCCGTCGATGCCGACGAGCACCGGCAATTCGCGGAACACCTCGAGCGGCGTCTCCGAAACCATGGTGTCGTCGTCGTACTTTTCCTGCACCAGGTTGAGGCCGCGCGTCATGCCCGGAATGTTGTGGACCATGCGCTTGATCCACCACTTCTTGTGGGCGTTGATCCGCATCTGGTTCTGGTAGTAGCCGACGCCGATTGCGCGCTTGTTCTCGGCCTGGGGGCTCAACCCGCCCGGCTGCCGATAGAGCCGGTAGCCGTCCTTTTTGACGTCGTGGAAATCCCGATAGGTCCACTTCATCACGTCCGGCGCGTTCTCGTCGCCGAAGAGCCGGCCGTTCCGCTTCATCACCTCGGGCGGCGGGTCGCGGCCGACGCGGCCGACGAGGTAGGTGAAGAGGTCCTCCGGCATCGTGTCGATTTCGTTGAGATAGGCGTCGGTGAACTGCAGGCCGCGAAGGTCCTCGGGGTTGGCGACGTCGCCGAAGGCCATGAAGGCCGCGGTCAGCTGCACCGGCCCCCAGCCATCCTCGAAATTGATGACGTGCGTTGCCCGCCGCGGCCGCGCCCCGACCCACTCGCTGCCGGGCATGTCTTTCGGGAAGATCGTCCACCAGCTCGGGATCGTGGCGTTCCACAGATCCTCGAACTTTTCCCGCCAGATCGAGAGGACATAGCGGCGGAGCGGCCGCCCCTGGGCGTCCCGCGCGGTCGGCAGCATGCGCTGCGCCGAGTAGAGCGCTTTCTTGACGCTGGCGACGGTCTTCCCCGACCCTTGCGGCCCTTCGATCACGGCCACCGGATCCGAACCGACGATGTAGGCGTCGGAAATCGGGCCGGCGCTGTCGAGGAGATTGAGGGTCTCGCCGAGGTGCTGCGCCTTGACGGCCTTTGGATCCCAGCTGGCAAGGTTCCGCGCCGCGGAGCTCTGCCGCAGCACGTCGTTGAGCGAGCCGAAGTCGAGCCCCTCGGTCAAACCCGCGCCCCCCAGCCGCCGTGTGCGGGGTCCCCGCCCCTCCCCGCGCCCATGCCCCCCGAAGGCAACGAGGTTCGGCCGGCGGCGATTTCAGCCCGCCGGGCGCCTTTTGGAATTTTCGGATTGGACAGTGTCAGGAAAGGGGGCGTGGTTTTGCGGCGAGGCGAAATTTGGGGGGCCGGCCTCGCGAATGACGGGGGGGCGGGGTCGCGCGCGAGGCGTCGGCCCTGCCTCGGCTTCGCCGAGGGCAGCGTGCCAGGTGCCCTCGCGTTCCACTGATATCCGATCAGTAGCTTGACGCCCGAAAGTGCAGCGTTCTCAATCACTTGGCGCATCCGTGCGACTTTCCCCGTGCGACACGCTCGGATCGCCATCGATAACCTGTTGTTTTCGCTCGGCTTTCTCAATCGCTGCCTGAACCTCGGGATCATTCATCCAGGGCGGCAGCGACGCGCCCGGCGTCTGGCCCTGCCCACCGATGTTGAGCTGCAGGAACGGCACCACGGCGTTGCCGGCGCCGTCGACCGGCGCCAGGCGCGCGTAGAAGTACGGCAGGAGCTCCTCGCGGATGCGCTGCAGGCGATCGAACGCCTCGGCCTTGCTGCAGTCGAGGACGATGGCGAGGCTGTCCGGCGTATGCAGGAGCCAGCGCCCGCTCTCGACCAGCGGATCGCCGAACACCTTCAGGATGAAATCCTTGGCCTGCCTGGTCGCGAGGTTCGTCGCGCCCGGCGGCCGCCCTGCCCCCCGCGCCCGATGCGCCGCAAGAACTTGTTCGCGCGCTTTTTCCTGCCGCCCGGCCGGCGCCGTCGACGGCGGCAGGAGCGCGACCAGGTCGAGCTGCTCCTCGGCCTCGGCGATCGCCGGCGCCGCGCCAGGCGCGCCGGCCAGGGCGCCGCGCACTACCCCCGAAACGCCGTTTCCGAGGCTCATCGCCGCCAAGCCCTTGAATAAACGGCAATATTTAATTCGACGCGACCGAAGGCACGGCCCGCGCTCCCCGAGGTGTCACGCTTCTGTCTCTCTTCTGTCTCTCTCATAACCTATTGAATTGTTTGTGTTATTGTGTGTTTTGAGACACCGAGACACCGAGACACATAGCTATCCTCCCATGTGCGCGCACGCATATGAGAGGAGCCTGTCTCGGTGTCTCGGTGTCTCGAAACGCGGATTACGCAACAAACGCAACGCCTTAGGGCGAGACACCGGCCGAGACACCCATTGGCAAAGTGTCTCACGGACGCCGATAAAGCAGCAAAACCAACGCCTTACAGGTGTCTCGCCCCCGCGCCCGAAAGCGCGGCATTGAAGCGTCGCACGGCCGCCGCACCGTCAATCGCGGCGCGGTTCGTTTCCCTCCCTGCTGGGTGCGGGTGCGGGAGCCGCGGAAATGCCGTCGCTCATGGGCGCGGGCGAGGATGAGGCGGCCGCGCTAGCGCGCGCCTTCTCGCCTGTTTCTGTCCGCCTGGCGCCGGGATCGTCGTCGAGGCGGGCGAGGACGATGAGTGTGCATCGCTGCTGCACGCCGTTGATCCGGACGCGGTTGCCGATCGCCTCGAAGAGGCACACGTCGCGCGGCCCCGAGCGGAGCGCCTCGCTCCATCCGCCGGCGCCGGCGGCGCCTTGCCAGCGTGAGCCGTAGAAGAGCTGCTCGAGGAGCGGCGACTGGTTGGGCACGGCGAGGATCCAGCCGCGATCGCGTTCCTTGGAAAGGCCGAGGCCGGCCTGGGCGAGCTGCCGCTTGGCGTGGCCGATCGAGAGGCCGCTGCCGTCCGGCCTGGTGTCGTCGAGATCCTCGATCAGCTGGCCGACCGTGGCGCGCTCGCCCGATCGCCAGGCGGGGACGCGGCTTTGCATGAGGTGGTTGATGCAGGCCCGCCAGTTGGCGAGGGCGTCGCCGACTTCGGGCAACGTGTCGACGTGCAACAGCTTCGACCAGGGAGACAGGTCGTCGACCATGGGGATGTCGAGCTCCTCGGCGAGCTCGCCGCCGAGGATGCAGTCGGCCGCGGCGAGGAGCGTGCCATAGGTGTCCTGGCCGCGGCCGGAATGGCCGCCATCGGCGAGGACCTTGCGATACGCCTCGAGCGTCTTCGGCCAGCGATGCCAATTGAGCATGAGCTGGGTGAGGATCTTGCGGCCGGCGGTGTCGCCGTCGACGATCACCGGCCCGTCCGACGAACCCTGCGGCAGCTCGCGCAAGCGCAGCATAGCGAAGCGCGACAGGTCCTGGGGGAGAAGCGGCGGCGTGTTGATCGCCGAGAAGAGGAAGGCCGAGCGCATCTGGAATTCGACGCCGCCGGCGGCGCTGTCCGACGAGCCGCGCTGGCCGAAGGCGCCGCTCGCCGCCTGGCGCGCCAGCTCCATGATGTTCATGACTTTTCGGTTGTCGCCCGACGCCTCGATCTCGTCGATCGCCACCGGCCGGCTGTCATGGCTGAGGCGCTGATAGATCGACGCCGCCGTGGCATTGGCGCTGTCCATCAAGGCATCGCCGAAGAGTTCCTTGACCAGCGATTGCAGTGTCGACTTGCCGGTGCCCTTGTCGCCGACGAGAAAGACTGCCGAGCGCCAGTCGAGCGCGCCGCCATAGAAAGCAACCCCGATCCAGCCGAGAAAAAGGATCGGATCGATGTCCGGCCGGTCCCAATTGAACCGGCGGAAAATCTTGATGAGCTCGCGCGCCGGGTTCTCGGCCGGCTCGATCGCCTTCGGCCAGGGCGGCAACAGCCCGGCCATCCGCGGGAAGACAATCTCGCCGCCGCCGTCGTCGATGACGCCGGTCTCGAGCGCCCGGATGCGCTGCCCCTCGACGATCCAGAGCTCCTCGCCGGCGTGGTAGTAGAGCGCGCCGTCCGCCATCTTCCAGGCGCCGCGGCCGCGCACCTTCTGGTCGGGCGAAAACATGCCCTTGCGGTCGATGGCGCGGAAGAGGCCCTTGCGAACCTCGTCATCCTTGAAGCTCTCGATCGGGATGAAAACCCGCTCGGTGCCGTCGTCGTCGAAGATCTTCTTGGCGCGGCCGAGGCGCGGATAGGCCCATTCCGGCCAGTTCGGCGTCGCCGAGAAAAGCCGCTGGATGCCGGCATGAGTGAAGCGCTGCTCGGTCCAGCCGACCAGCTGGCCGGAGGAGTTGAGCATGAACAGGTGCTCGCCCTCGTAGCCGAGCGGCACGACGGGGCACGGATCTTCCTTCGGCAGGCCAAGGCGATCGGGGTTCCACTGCCCTGCCCTGGCGCCGCCGCGCGGCTCGATCGCCGGCGGGTCGCGGCGCCGCCGGTGCTGCCGGAGGATGTCGCGCATTTCGAGCTGGTCGCCGGTCAGCTCGGGAGCGAGTTCGTCGGCCGTGCTTCCGTTGTCAGGTATATGCGGCGCGCTGGCGCGGCCGCCGGCGATCGGCCGGAGCGACGCGCCCTGGCGCCGGCCGCCGCCGGTGTAGCGCGCGGCCGCAGCGCGCACCTCGGCCAGGTCGCGCGGCCGGGACACGCCGGCCGACAATCCGCTCTCGATCGAGGCGTGGCTCTTCGACAGGTCAGGCCAGCCGGCGACGACGTCCTGCAGCGTGGCGCGGATCAGCGCCTCGGACAGCGCGCCGGCGCCGGCGAGCGTGCCGAGGACGAAGGCCACCTCGTTGATCGTCTGGTTGCGCGTGCCAGGGACGGCGTCGGCGAGCTTCCGCGCCTCCTGGTCGAGGGCGGACAGCGCATAGCGCCGGACCGCCGCGTCAACCTCGGGACTACTTGAAGGCTGAGACGTTTTACTTGGCGTCTTCTTCGCGCTCGCCGCCTCCTTCCCCCAGCGGCCGCGACGGAGGACGCAGTCGAGAAGCGCCGCCGGCGCCGGCTCGGCCGGTGCGTCGACCAGCCAGCGATATTCGCGGCCGTCCGCCCGGCGCGACGGCGGCACGATGACATAGCCGCCGTCGCCGCGGATATCGACGCGCGGGATGACGCCGGCGCGGTTGCCGATCATGTCGAGGATGGCGGTCGCGAAATAGAGGTGGCGCCCGCCGCGCGGCGTCTCGGCGGTCAGCGTCTCCGGCAGCTCGGCGCCGAGCTCGGCCTCGAGGGCGGCGATGAGCGCGTCGGCCTCGAACACCTCGCCGGTCTTGTCGTCGGTGCCGGCATCGCAGTCGACGACGAAGGCGCCCATGTGCGGCCCGGTCGGCACGCCGATCATGGCGTTCGGCCATTTCGTCCACCACTGCGTGATGAGCTCGCGGCTGGTGGTCGCGCGCTTCAGCCCGCCCGAGCCCTTCGGCTCGCCCGGCAGGGCGGCGACCAGCGGCCGCTTCGTCTCGGGGTGACAGGGGAACACCGGCCAGCCGCGGGCGGCATAGCCGAGGGCGTGCTCGAGCATTCGGTTGTCAGCGTCCTGTGAGAAGTCTCGTGACGTCGTCGAGCAAGCGATCGATCGTCTCCGCGTCGCGAAGATCCTCGATCTGGGCCAGTGCCTGGCCGACATTCTGTTTCGTGACGCCGATGGCGCGGGCGAGCGCCGATGACGAGATCGCGAGGCTCGTCACCGTCACATACATCGCCATGCGCCGGACGCGCGCCGCCGCCAGCCAGGCGCGGTTGACCGAGTTCTGCTTTGAGAAATCCGCGGCGAGGACCGCCTCCGGGTCGAGCTTCTGCGCCCGCGCCAGCTCGATCATCGCCGATCGGTGGAAGGCGGCGATGACGGCGAGCGGCGGTGGCGGCGGCCGCCCTGCAAGCGCATCGAGCGCCGCGTCGAGGGCGTCGAGCGTTTGCCTTTGAAGATTTTTTGTGCGGCCGCTCGTCACCCGAAAATAGGTGACCGGGTCGACACCGGCCGCCCGACACAGCGCCGCGCGGCTGATTTTCAACGTTTCGCGCCGTCTCTCGATCGCCGAAATGGCGCGGCCAACGGTTATGTTTTGCATATGCACTTTTTTGGGAGTTTCAGGCGCCCTCAGTGCCAGCATGGGTCAGCCCCCCCCCTGACGGCAGCGTATGCGCCGGCGCCATCGCGGCGAGCGCCTGGCGGACATGGTCGACGTGGCGAAGGTGCCGCTTGTTCTTCTCCTGGAACGTCGCCGACGCCCAGCGCAGATTGGCGCGGCGATTGTCGAGCGTGTCGCCGCTGATGTGGTCGGCCGTCCAGTCCGGCGTCGGCGCATCGGGGAAGCCCATGCGGGCGAGCACGACGTGGTGCACGAAGAGGTCGAATTTCTTCCGCGTCGGCTTCACGCCCTCGGGCGTCCACAGCGGGTTGCCCTCGACGCGCACCGTGCGCCGCGCATAGATCAGCTCGCCGCCGGTCCGCGGGTGCGAGCGCGCGAAGCTCCACGGCCACTGGATGAGAAAGTCATAGTCGACGTCGTCGACGATCATCGAAAATTGCGCGCGGGATCCGACGGCGATTTCTTTCATTCGTGCGTCTGCCCGCTGAGCCGGTCGACGTCGGGGTCGCCGGCGATCGTCAGCGTCGACGGGTGCGGCCGCTCGAGCGCCGCCTCCTGGCGCAGCAGCACCTCGATCGCCGCGACGATCAGCAGCCATTGCGCGCGGCGATCCGGGTCGGTGCGGTTGCGGTCGAGGCCGGCGAGCGCCTGGGCATAGAGCGGCCCGGCCGGAAAGTTCTCGCCCTCCGCGACCCTCGCCAGGCGGGCGAGCTCCTTGCGGTGCTCGTCGGCGTCCGGCTTGATGACGAGGACCGTGCCGAAGCCGAGAAGATTGCGCGCCAGCGCCGGGTGCGGGATGGTCATATCACCTTGCCCTTCTCGACGATCGTCCCGCACGGTCGCGACGGATCGAGCGCCAGGCCGACGAGCCAGCGTATGTTGTTGAGAAGGCGGAGCTTGCCGGAAAAAACATCGGCGATCGCCGGCGTCAGCACGGTCTCGCGCACATCGGTCTGCCGGGGGAGATGCGCAATCTCGCGATCGCTGATCGGCGCGCGGAAGAAGTAGACCTCGACGGCGCCGCTGACCAGCTTGACGAAGAGACGCCAGCCGAGGTTACAGGAGCCCCGGCCGCGCTCTTGGGAGGTGATCCTGGTGAGGACGCCGTTGGCGGCGACGCGGCCTTGGGTTTTCGGGAATGTGTGAAGCGCCTCGACGACGAGCCAGCCGGTGGCGAGGAGAAGCATCGACTGCGGCCAGGTCATCACGCGCTCGTCTCCGGCAACGCCGACGCCGATCGCGGCGAGAAGAAAGCCAACGCCGATCGCTGCGCCGCCGAGGATGCGCCCGAAGGTGGTCATCTGAGCCTCCGCGCCAGGCCGGCGATGTCGTCGATCTGCTGGTTCTGTTTCTCGGCGACGGCCGCCGTCATCGGCACCGGCCAGTCGCCCGCGTCATCGGGCCGGAACGTCTGGCACACCGCATCGTAGTCTTCCCGCGCCAGGTCGACGGCGATCGCCCAGTAAGGGATGGCTGTGTCGCCGAACTCCAAGAGCTCGCACCGCGGCTCGTCGCCGGCGCCGCGGGCGCGGAACCAGCCCGGCGGCAGGATCGTGTCGACCGCGACCTTCAGCCCCCCGAGCTGCATCAGTTGCCACCTTCGGCGAGGCGCTTCAGCGTCTCGCGCAAGCGCCGCAGGGTCTGCGGCCGCGGCGTGTGGTGCCCCTGCTTCGAGCGCGAGTAGGAACTCTCGTTCACATCCGCCCGCCGGCAGAACTCGGCGGCGCTGTAGCCGAGCGCCTCGCGCAATTCCTCGACGGCCTCGATCGAGCGCGCCGCCTCGATGGCGTGCAGGAACTCCGGGGTTCCGGGCTGAAGGGTCATAGCTTCGTCCGCCGCAAATCACTTTACATTGCAAAGGCTGGTGTGATTTGCTGCAAACGTCAAGTGCCGAGTTGCGTCATGAACATCATCCCCGCGGCGCATAAATTGCGGGCTGTGAGCATCACGGCGCAGCCTTCGGATCTATTGGACAAGCAGCGGCGCTGGATCGAGGCGCTCCTCGCCGCGACCCGCATGCAGCCGACCGAGCTTGCCCGCCGCGCCGACCTCAGCCCGTCCACCTTGACGCGCTTTCTCAACGATCCCGACCACGTCCACGCGCTTGCCACCCGGACGGTCGAGGCGCTGGAGAAGGTCACCGGCGTACGGGCCTACGAAATGCCGGCCTCCATTCCTGCGGGCTTTGCCGAGGCCGATGCCCATGAGTTTATTGCCGGGGCAGGCGAGGTCTCGATCGCCGCCGGCGTTGCGGCGATGATCGGCCCCAACAACGCCCTGATACCCTGGCGTCTGAGCACACGCGCGCTGGAAACGGCAGGCTACATGCCCGGCGACATCCTCATCGTCGACCTCAATGCCCGCGCCAAGTCCGGCGATATCGTCTGCGCCCAGGTCTATGACTGGCAGCACAGCCGCGCCAATACGGTGCTCCGCGTTTTCAACCCGCCGGTCCTCGTTGCGGCTTCCCTCGATCCGACCAGCTTCAAGCCACTGGTCGTCGATGACGACAGCATCGCCATCAAGGGCGTCGTCGTCGCCATGTTCCGCGCCCGCGCTGCGGCCTGAGCGTCTCCTCTTCCTTCGGTTGCTTTTGCCACGTGGTGCACCGCACCGCATCGAATCAGTTTGCCGCAAATTTCCCTCGGCAATATTTCACGTGACACACATTCGCTTTGCATTGCATTGACACTTATTTGCTTTTCTGCACATGTTGGTCTCCGCAACTGATTTGCGGGAGGCCACCATGGCAGTCGCAGAAGAGCGCCCCCCGGCGCGCCTCAAGGAACTCGACGGACGTCCCGCCTGGCGGACGCGCGGCGGCTTCAAGCCCCGCGGCCGCCAGCGCATCCAGCTTGCCACCGCCGAGAAATGGATCCGCGACGGCTATGCCGAGCGCCGCGTCCTCGCCGGCCATGACGCCCTGGTGCTGACGAGGCACGCCGAGGATCTCCTCAAGGCCAGGCCCGATCCCGACGCCCCGGCGCCGACACGCTGGTGGGACGATCGATGAGCTTCGCCGGAAAGAAGAACATCTACACCTGTGATCGCTGCTTCGGTCACGTCGTCACCGTTGACCTGGTCGAAGGCACGACGCCCTTCACGATCGTCTGTCGCGCCACGAAAGGCTGCAGCGGCGCGATGCGCAGCAGCATGTATCGCGTCTTCGATCAGACGATGCGCCCTGACTTCGAGTGGTATCGACCGGGCGATGCTGAGCTCGACGGACTTCGACCGGCGACGGCCGACCATGTCCGCATGGGCGGCCTTCTTCTCCGCAACGCCAGCACGGGGGAGCCGGCATGATCACCCCCGACAACGCCGCTTCCGTTCACGCCGCGACGATGATGCGCCTCGATGTGATCGGCGCCGAGCTCGCGCGCCTTCGCTCCACCTTCTTCAATTCCCCGCCGCCGGACCGTCCCAATCCCCGATGCCCGGCGGGCTCCGCGGGGAACGCGGCCGCCGGTTCGCCGGCGGCCGCGCCTTCGTCTCGCCGGCGTTTGCGCGCCTGCCGCGTCTGCGGCTGCACCGACGACAACGCCTGCATCACCGCCGCCGGCCCGTGCTGGTGGGTCGGCCCTAGTCTCTGCAGCGGGTGCGCGCCATGAAGAAGATTGCCATCGCTTTCACGCGAGCCCGCGTCGAGACGGCGATCATCGACGTCGACGTCGAGGACGCCGTCGCCGACAGGCTGCGCGTCGCTCCCGCCGATCTCGACTTCTGGGCGCGCTACACCATCGCGCCGCAAATCCCGGCCGACGCCTGGAAGCCCTCGACGGCGCCGGGCGCACAGATCGTCTCGCAACCGCGTGTCCGCTCGTGGAAGGTCGAGGATTGATTTGCGTCGCAGTGCGTCCTTTGAACCATCAACCGAAAGGAGATTGTCTTGGAGAAGAGAATGCAGATTGCTGTCCTCGATCGGGGCTTCGTCTATGTCGGCGAGACCGCGGTCGCGGACGGCTTCGTCGTCATCACCGGCGCACAGAACGTCCGCCGCTGGGGCACGTCCCGCGGGCTGGGACAGCTCGCCGCCGAGGGCCCGCAGGAAGAGACCAAGCTGGATCCGGCCGGCACGGTGCGGGCGCCACTGTCGTCGCTCGTCCACCTGATCGACTGCGATCCGGCAAGGTGGCCAGCGGCGGCGTAATGGACGCAACCCTGCAAGGCCACAGCGGAAGCACCGCTTCCGCAACGCCCGCAGTGGAGCGCTTCCACCCGTACGGCTACGGCTACGGCTACGGCTACGGCTACGGCTACGGCTACGGCTACGGCTACGGCTACGGCTACGGCGACGGCGACGGCGACGGCTACGGCGACGGCGACGGCGACGGCGACGGCTACGGCGACGGCGACGGCGACGGCTACGGCGACGGCTACGGCTACGGCGACGGCTACGGCGACGGCGACGGCGACGGCTACGGCTAGAAAGCAAAAGTGCCCGGGCGCTTTCAAGGGGCACCCGGGCACCCTCCCGATCACATGGGCGTGGGACAATGACGAAACCCTTCACCGCCGCCGAGCTCGCCGGTCGCCTCGGCCATTCGCGCGACTGGCTCTATCGCAACCTCGATCGCCTGGTGCGCGAAGGCATGCCGGCGCCGATCTCGCCGGTCGGGCAATACCGCTGGGAGCGGACCGGCATGAACGCCTGGCTCAACCGCCACCATCCGCTGATGCGGCCGGCGGCGAACGACGCCGAGCCGCTGCCGGTGCCGGCGAGCGAGAAGCAATGGGGCCGCGCGCTGGCGCGGGAATACGGGGTGGAGTGACCCGCTTGACGGCGCGCGCTTGATGTGACTATAACGGTCACATGTCACAGCCGGCGCGCCCCTCCGTTCTTCGCCCCTCCGATCTCGAGAAAGTTGGCAAGGCGCTGTTCGGCGAGGAGTGGCGATCGAAGCTCGGCCGGACGCCAGGCCTCTCGCCATCGACGATCAAGATGATGAGCCTCGGCCATCGCCCGATCCATGCCGATGCCGTCCGGATCCTGATCGACCTTTGCACCAAGCGTTCCGACGCGATCGTGACCTTGCGGCGCGTCCTCGAAGAGAAGCTTCAAAAGGAAACCGACCGATGAAGCAGAACCTTTTCCCCTATGTGAAGCTGCGGCCGCAGGCCGATGGCACCAACCGCCCGCGCTTCGTGCCCGGCCCGCGCGAGCGTGTCCTCGGCTTCGCCAGCGCCGACCTGCGCCACGATGACGGGCGCTGGTTCTCCCTCGACGAGACGGCCCGCTTCGCCGCGGCGCGCGCCGGCGAGATTGCCGAGGCGCGGAAGAGTGGCAAGCGCGCTCCGGCGTCCGGCATGCCGGCAGAGCCGGCTGGAAAAACCGTCGCGGCGCTGCTCGATGCCTATTTCCGCTCCGCCGATTTCTCCCGCCTGGCGCCGAAGACGCGCGCCGACTACGCGCTCAAGGCCAATGCCCTCCGCTTCCGGCCGCTGTCCTGGGCGGACAAGCGCGCCGGCGGATCGCTGGTGCCCGAGCTCCTGTCGATGGCGCCGGCGGCCGCCGTCAAGCGGACGATCGTCAAGGCGCACTTCGAGCGCATGGAGGCCGAGCGCGGCCGCGCCATGGCGAAGGGCGCGATCGCGGTTCTCTCCGCGGCCTACTCGTGGGGCGAGCTCGCGGTCGGGTGGGAGCTGCCGGGCAATCCCTGCCTCCGCCTCAAGCTGCCGTCGCCCGACGCGCGCGTCGTCATCTATGGCGAGGGCGAGATCTCGGCGCTGGTCGCCACGGCCGACGCGATGGGCCTCGCCTCGATCGGCGACGCGATCATGCTCGGCCTGTTCTGCGGTCAGCGCCAGGGCGACATTCTCGCCCTCGTCGACCAGGGCGGCAGCAACCGGACGATCGCCGAGCGCGCATCCGAGGGCGAGGCGCTCCGCTTCGTGCAAGGGAAGACCGGCGCCCGCGTCGCGGTGTTTGCGGCGCCCGAGCTCGTTGCCCGCCTCGCCGATGCCGAGCGCCGGCGGAAGGCGCGCAACGTCACGATCGTCGGCGACGTCGCCGTGGTGCTGCGGGAAGAAACCGGCGCCGCGTGGGACGGCGATCCCTTCCGCAAGGCGTTCGCAGCGGTGCGCGCCGAGGCGTCGAAGAGCTTGCCCACGATCGCCGACAAGAAGTTCCTCGACCTCCGCGACACGGCGGTGACCTGGCTGGCGCGCGCCGGCTGCACCATCCCGGAAATCTGCTCGATGTCCGGCCACTCGCTGCAGTCGGCGACGACGATCCTCAAGCACTACCTCGAGCTCGGCGAGCCGCTCGCCCGCGAAGCGATCCGCAAGATGGTCGACTGGATGGCGCGCGAAGGGGTGCGGCTCTAGAAGAAGCCGGTCACCCACCGCATCCAGCCCGGCACGCCGATCGCCGCATACGTCGCCATGAAGAACAGAAAGCAGGCGACGAAGACGACGGCCATCGCCACCACTCTGCCGGCGAGACCAGCGCGTTCGGAGACGGCGTTGCCTGCGAGGATCGGCAGCCCGAATTGCGCGACCAGGGCAAGCCACGAAACGGTCAGCAACAGATCCATCGCGCCCTCCCGGAGAACGAAAGTCGCACGTGCGACTTTTAAAAAGTCGCACGGTTCGCGGCATGTTCTCAAGTTGTCGGGCTGAACCTGTTGAAAACGTTGGTGAGCGCGATGGGGCTCGAACCCATGACCTACTGATTAAAAGTCAGTTGCTCTACCACCTGAGCTACGCGCTCTTTCAATCGCGGCGGAACCTATCGGCGCCCTCCCGGAGGGTCAATAGACTGGCCAAACGC